CGGCCAACTTATGGGATCGACTTTGTCATTCCCAATTTTATGTATGGTTAATTTGATTTGTTTCCATATTTCATTGGAAGAGTTCTTGGGTAAGAGAATAAATATACATGATTTGCCAGTTCTAGTAAATGGCGATGATATATTGTTCCCTTCATGTCCGGGATTATATAAAATTTGGATGAAAAATATCACCAATGTGGGGTTTCTACTATCACTTGGAAAGAACTATGTTCATGCCTCAGTATTAACTGTTAATTCAGAATGTTATCGATATGATTATTTTTTAAAGGAATTTTCTTTTGTTAAATATCTTAATTGTGGCCTCTTGACAGGACAATCTAAAAAGGGTGGGGGAGTCTCTGACCGGACTCTTCAACCTCTCTATTCGATTTATAATGAATTGATTGAGAAGACTCCTAATCCAATTAGATGCCACAAACGATTTCTTTATTACTATAAAGAGGCTGTTCAAAAGCAAACAACTGCTGGAAGTTACCATTTTAATTTATTTATCGATCAGAACTTAGGGGGACTAGGGTGTAAAAATCCTTTTTATTCTCAATTATGTTCTTTTACTCCTTTTCAACGTATGTTGGCTGCGAAATCGGAAATTTCGATTAAGCAACAACTCGCTAAAGGTTCGTTAAATTTATCTAGATGGAAAATTGTCCGGGATGTTGAGGTTCCGACCAAATTAGTTAAGAAATTCACTAGAAATGTAGGCTTAAAACTTAAGTCTCAACCCTTTAATAAGTTAGATAAAGAGGTCATTACTTCTACCGTAGATCCAGGGATCCTCGCTTTGTCGAGATTTGGTGATTCTGATAAATTGGATGAATCCCAAGTGAAGGTTGTTTTACCTAAAATCTCTATTCGGAAATTTACGGATGTTAAAAGCAAAATTTGTGGAATTAAATCAGATCAGCGATTATACGATTGGCCATTTCATGTCATTTCTTATGACAACAAACAAACAGAGTTCTATGATATTAAATTATAGGCTCTGTATTTAAGTTAGAAATAAAATGGCTACATCAAAGAATAACAAACTCTCTGTCAAATCACAAATCAAAAATGTTACCGCAAAGAAATTAGAACCAGCTTTCACTGGCCCTGCTAACTCTGCTCCCAAACAACTAAACCTTAATAGAATGAACCTATCTCCTGATTCAAAGAAGTATAAAGATGGATTATTAAATCCTTTCTCTGATGCTGCTTCCGGATCTCGAGTTCCTGATCAATATTTTGCTCCCACTGTTACGTTCGCCATACGTGAGTATATTACTTGCAAGGTGGATGCTAATGGTGAATTTGACATCGTATTATGTCCCAGTCCACAGTATGTTGCATACTCGACTAGAAATTCTATTTCAAATGGGTCTACTTTACAGATGAAAGATGCAAATAGTTATACAAATGGTCAATATGTAAATGGTTCTGGTGGAATAAGTAATAAAGTTTCCGCTTATCGTGTGGTTAATTGGGGGATCAGAATCCGTCAAACACAGTCTATAACTAGTGCTCAAGGAACATTAACAGCTGCATTATTTGTACCGAGAGATGGTCTCCCTCATCCTTCCTTCGGTGGCCCTGGTGCCACTGTTGGTAATCAAGGTGTTGCTAGTGGAACTTTTTCCTCTAGCACCATGGGTAATTATCTTATTACAGCAGGTATTCCTGCATCTGGAACTGGCTCTACTGCGAAAATTGATATTGGCTCTTTAGTCGATTTCCCTTTTCATATGCGAGCTAGTTGCGTTAATGCCGCAGAAAATTCTTATGAGGTTATTCCTAAAATTGTTTCACCCACTGCCCAAGGTTTCCGTGGGTCAGGTGATTCTGTGTTTGGTGGTGATATTACTGCGCAAACATCTCTTGCTTTTGTCCAATCAGGGGACGCATCCTATATCAATGTAGATGGATGGACCAATATTGTTATTGCCGGTAGTGGCCTTGTTGCCAACTCTACTGGTGCTGTAGATATTGAAATTGTCTATAATATTGAAGGTAATCCCCAATTGGTTCTAGCTGGCACTAATACTGTTGCAATTGCAACCGGTGCCAAGTCTGTTCATGATCCTATCGGAACCTTACTTGCTCAAGCTGCGCTTGACAGTTCTCCGGCTTTTAAGATCCTGAATATGGCAAGAGTTGCCTTTAAATCCTTTGGTAATAATTAATTTATTTAATCTTTTTTTGTGATTTGAATCTCATGTTCTCTTGAACAATGGGATGTTGGCACCGGGACATAGGTACCTGAAGGGGGTAAGGACGACCAATCCTCGAACACCTTCCTCATGTTTTTAAGTGTTAATATTCCAGCTATATTTAAATGATCAGC